CTTTTTTTTTTCTCCTCTAATAGTATAAAGAATATAGCGTAAATGGGTGGTGGTCTTCTTCAATTAGTTGCTTATGGTGCTCAGGATGTTTATTTAACTGGTAATCCTCAAATTACCTTTTTCAAAGTAGTTTATCGTCGTCATACTAACTTCGCTATTGAAGCCATTCAACAAACTTTTAACGGTAATGCGGGATACGGAAATACAGTAACTTGCCAAATATCCCGTAATGGTGATTTAATAAATCGCATGTATTTACAAGTTGATGTACCTAAAAGAAAATCTACCGCCTCTACTACAGGAAGTACCTATCAAAATTATCTAGGTCTGCGTTTAATTAAATCAGTTGTTATAGAAATTGGTGGACAACAAATAGATAAACATTATTCTGACTGGCTTTACATCTGGAATGAGTTATCTCTTCCCATGGGCAAACGCTACGCATACGATACTATGGTTGGTGCTGATAAAGATATATTAAATGGCGGTACTGTTAATAATGATGTAACAGCGACCACTTTATATATTCCTTTTGAATTCTGGTTTTGTCGCAATGTAGGTCTCGCTCTTCCTTTAATAGCCCTCCAATATCACGAAGTAAAAGTAAAAATAGATTTTGAAACTAAAGCCAATTGTGTAACTGCTATTGCCGATTTTGATGATGTTAAAAATATATCTTTATGGGCTGATTATATATTCTTAGATACCGATGAACGCCGAAGATTCGCTCAATTATCTCACGAGTATTTAATTGAACAATTACAATTTACTGGAACTGAAACTCTTGTAGCAGGTACTAATCGCATTAAATTAAATTTCAATCATCCTTGCAAAGAATTAATCTGGGTTGCTAAAATACCGCAAGATCTCAATAAAACCAGATGGTATGATTATACTAATACTAATCTTGCTGAAGTTGATAATTCACCATCTTTAGGATATAACGGAAGTTCTAAAGTTGGAGGCCAATATACCTCAAACTACTTAGTAATATCTGATATTAAACCTGCTTCAAATGTCAACCCCTTCAAAAATGCTATACTTCAATTAAATGGCAATGATCGTTTCGCGGTAAGAGAAGGTGATTATTTTAATTATGTTCAACCCTTCCAACATCACACTAATGTTCCTGTACATAATTCAATCAATGTATACTCGTTTGCTCTTAAACCCGAAGATCATCAACCAAGTGGCACTCTAAATATGTCTCGTATTGATACCGCTACTCTCATGGTTACAGCGGGTGCTAGAGATACTGGTTTAACATACGAAGGAGTAAATATATATGCTGTCAATTACAATGTTCTACGTATATTATCTGGAATGGGTGGCCTTGCTTATTCCAATTAAAAAAATAATAATTATAATAATTTGTGTTATATATTTCCCTTTTTTTTTTCTCCTCTAATAGTATAAAGAATATAGCGTAAATGGGTGGTGGTCTTCTTCAATTAGTTGCTTATGGTGCTCAGGATGTTTATTTAACTGGTAATCCTCAAATTACCTTTTTCAAAGTAGTTTATCGTCGTCATACTAACTTCGCTATTGAAGCCATTCAACAAACTTTTAACGGAACTCCCAATTTTGGCAATCGCGTAACTTGCCAAATATCAAGAAATGGCGATTTAATACATCGTGTATATTTAGCGGTTGTTAATTATTCATCTGGAAATAATGTATGTCCTTATTTTGGTCTTCGTTTAATAAATTATGTAGAAATTGAAATAGGTGGTCAAAAAATAGATAAACATTATTCTCATTGGATGTATGTATGGAATGAACTTTCTTTACCCGTTTCAAAGAAAGATGCCTACAAAAAAATGGTTGGTGCTAACGATAAACTAGCGTCTTTAACTAATGCTAATCTATATATCCCTTTAGAGTTCTGGTTCTGCCGTAATGTTGGCCTTGCTCTCCCTTTAATCGCCTTACAATATCATGAAGTAAAAATAAACATTTTATTTGAAACTAAAGATAATTGCCGCGGTAATACAAATGAACTTCTCGATTTAACTTCAACTACTTTGTGGGTTGATTACATATTCTTAGATACTGATGAACGCCGAAGATTCGCTCAATTATCTCACGAATATTTAATAGAACAATTACAATTTACTGGAACTGAAAGTATTAATGATTCTGCTACTAGCATAAAACCTAAACTTTCTTTCAATCACCCCTGCAAAGAATTAGTATGGTTCTGTGCTTCAAGCCACTCAGCCACTAAAGCAACTATTAATAATAACTGGGTTAACTATTCAACAGGTAATAATGGATATGCCGCAGATAATTCTGAATTATTCAAAGAGACAAGTGCAATAACTTCTACCAATCCTATAAAAACTGCTAAACTCGTATTAAATGGAAATGACCGTTTCTCCGCAAGACCTGGCTCTTATTTTAATTTAATACAACCGTTTCAGCACCACGAAAATATACCTTCAAATTCGGGTATTAACGTTTATTCATTCGCTCTAAAACCTGAAGAACATCAACCTAGTGGCACTCTTAACATGTCTCGTATTGATACCGCTGTTCTCAATTTAGATGTTACTTCGAGTATGACTGGCTCGAAAAATCTTCATGTATATGCTGTAAATTATAACGTTCTTCGCATACTTTCGGGTATGGGTGGTTTAGCATATTCAAATTAAATTATATTATTTATATATGTTGTTAAATTGCTATAAAGTTTCTTTTTTTTTTCTCCTCTAATAGTATAAAGAATATAGCGTAAATGGGTGGTGGTCTTCTTCAATTAGTTGCTTATGGTGCTCAGGATGTTTATTTAACTGGTAATCCTCAAATTACCTTTTTCAAAGTAGTTTATCGTCGTCATACTAACTTCGCTATTGAAGCCATTCAACAAACTGCCTCGGGAAGTAATTCTCTAGGTTCACGTGCCACTTATCAAATAACTCGCAATGGCGATTTAATACATAGAGTATATTTTTACGGAAAATTAAAAAATACTTCTGGTAGCAAAAAAGTAGCCTTAGTTCCTAATGTTGGCCAAAAATTATTAAAAACTGTTGAATTAGAAATCGGTGGACAACGTATAGATAAACATTATTCTGAGTGGCTTTATATATGGAATGAACTTTCGCTACCCTATGGCAAACGTGAAGGCTATTATAAAATGATTGGTGCTAATAAAGAAAATTGCTGCACACAATTAGCACACACTACCAATAACTCTTATGAATTATATGTACCTTTAGAATTCTGGTTTTGTCGCAATGTTGGTCTCGCTCTCCCTTTAATCGCATTACAATATCACGAAGTTAAAATTAATATTGAATATGAAACTGCGGATAATTTATGCGATGTTAGTGATACCAACTATTGTATTGAAAATGATGTTGCTGGTGGTTCAGCAAATGTAACTGCTAATTTTGATAAAACTTTAACATTAGACGAACCTACCTTATGGGTTGATTATATATTCTTAGATACCGATGAACGCCGAAGATTCGCCCAATTATCCCACGAATATTTAATTGAGCAATTACAATTTACTGGAACAGATACTATAACTTCTTCGGGTGCTAACGCGGATTCAATGAAAAGCATGCGTATGAATTTCAATCATCCCTGCAAAGAACTCGTATGGGCTATCAAAAGATCTGACCAATCAACTGTATATTGGAATAACTTTTCTACCGCAGAAAAAGATGAAAATGCTGGAGCAGGCACTGATGTTACCTTCAACAACTATATAGTTTCTAGCAATCCCGTAATGCAAGCAAAAATAATGCTTAACGGCAATGATCGTTTCGCAACAAGACAAGGCGAATATTTCTCTCTTGTTCAACCTTATGAACATCATGAAAATACTCCTGACATGTACCACAAGGGCATCAATGTTTATTCGTTTGCTCTAAAACCTGAAGAACATCAACCAAGTGGCACTTTAAATATGTCTCGTATTGATACCGCCGTTCTATCTCTATCTTCTAAAATGGCGGGTACTATATATATATTTGCTGTTAACTATAACGTTCTACGTATATTATCTGGCATGGGTGGTCTCGCCTATTCCAATTAAATATGATATCTATGATAGCCATAATACAATTTTTTCGTTTTTTAATTTATAATTATTATCAATAGATAATATTATATTATATAAAACTTTTGATATTTGTATTGATGTCTTATGGATATCGTTATTTGACCAATTATTTTTATTTTTTTCATTAAAATAATATGAAATAATATCTTCCAAATAAGGCAAGCATCCTTTATTCATCGAATTGGTATATTTATACGCATTTATTTTATATCTCATATACAAACTTTCTTTATCTGTAAGACTTTTGTAGTAGTTTGTAAAACTTTTCTTAATCTTATTTAGTGTTTTCTTATAATCATTATTAATCTCATAACTAACTTTTTTAATTAAATAAGTTTTTAACATATCACAATTATACTTATTTCTCTTTTCCCTCACTATACTTTTTAAATTTGTCTCCTTTTTAACAAAGATATTAGACGACTTATTTATCTCGCTCAACTTTTTGAGTTCGCAATAGCCTTGCAAATATCTAACAATATTTACAATATAATCTTTGTCGGTAAAATTACTAATTGCTGGTAGCATATTAAAGATTAATATATTTTAGAAAACTAAAAAAAAATAAATCATTTTTTAATAAATTATAAAAATATATAATATATAATAAATTATCATAATATAGTAATTATATTATAACTTAATCGTCGCTGATAATAATATCTTTTAGATAAGGTGTGAGGATTTCATTCACGATAAACTCAGGTTTAAATTCATCATAATTCATAAATATTTTTAGAAGTTGTTCTGAAAATCCCGATACAATAGCAGTCCCTTCAGTATCGCAATTAACAGGGAAAATTTCATTGCTGTCTGAATTAAGATTCCAAAATATAAACTTGGGGGCTTTATAATTATTGTTTTTATATAGCTGAACAATACTTTTATATACAGTATTTAGATCATTATCTCTAGAGTTATTAGCATTATTAAATTGCATATCTGTAAATACAAATAGTTTTGTTGGCATTTTATCTTGCGGAACATTGTGTTTAATAGCATAGTTAATAATCTCCTCATTACATTTTACAAAATCTGTACTAAATCCATAATCAATTTTCATTATATTTTTAATACATTCGTGAAGTGTTGGAATAGATCCAATTTCACTATTCGTACTAGCCGCCGCATTATCTCCATTTTCGATTCTTTTTTCTTGAATTTTCACAGGACTAATCAAATCTACAAGTTGCGGTTCTTCGCTAAATGTAATAATTTTATTAGCAAAATTTCCCTTACAACACAAAGAAGTAATGATACCTAATGCTACAGCAACTTGTGCTGGAATACTTCCGTTTTTAGCATTAAACATAGATCCCGATACATCAATGATAGAAATCGCATTATCAAAATTTCCTGACTTTTTAACATTCTCGACAATTGTTCTCCATTGCATCTCGGTTGTCTGACACTTCTCGCCTTTATTAAACTTTTCCAAATCCTTAATATAGACTCCTACCAATTCGTGTGGAAGGATACCTGTGACATTGATTTTTTTCACTTTATTGAAAACATCTTCTTGATATTTCCTATATCTCTCTTCATCGTGTTTAATAAAAGCATTCTTCAATTTATTCGAGGCAACGCCGGGAACATTTTCATATTTAATAGTTCCCCAATCATTCTCGCACATTTTTGCTTCTACAATATCAATCTTCTTTCTCAAAGGTACTAAATACTCCTTTCTATATTTTTCCATTTTACTCATATCTTTGCTACCATAGATAAATGATGCCACCTTCTTAGCGTATTGTCTTCTCTTGTCATACTTATCATTTTCACTAGGGGCCCATTTGGCACATAGAGAAACAGGATTATTATTTTCCAAATTTACCTTATCTTCAATTAATTTTTGAGCAATAATATTTAATTCAAATTTATGATCAATATTTTTCAACTTATAACCGATGTAATGCAAATCTTTCCAACGTCCATATTTTTCAATATAATTCTTAATGTTATTTGCGTAAGTATTAAATTTATTTTTACGCAACCAAAGCATCGCATCATTTGCTATCTTCTTCTCTTTCTTCCCCGATAATCTATCGCGACCATTAAAAATAATCGCGACAGTTTTTTTAGGGTCTTCTTCCCAACATTTTTCAAGATACTTATTACTAACGTCAATATCCAAATCTCTCACAAACAACATGAAATAATCAACAATAGAACTTCCCGTCGTCTTTAAAGCATTTCCATTATTGGCGGTTTTAGTAAAAGCACAGGCGGCGTTGGGAGTTTCCATTATACGAATGTTTGTTATAATATATATGATGGCAATTATTTATATCAATTTTTATTATTTTTATAATAATTTTGTAAAAAGAATTAAACAGTTTTATATTGCTTATTTATTAAGCAGTTGCAGCAAGTTTGCTAGCAGATGGAGGGAAATGATGAGAGATTAGTTTTTGTAGAATGAAATAGTTGATATCTTCTTTATCGCCAACATTTAGGATTTTCTTAAGTTTTTCGTCAGGGAGAATAAAACGTTTGTTTTCGGGCTTATTTAGATTATGTTCTTTAACATAGGAGTTGATAAAGCGGGTAATATCCGTTCGCGATTTCTCAGTTCCATGAGGAACTCCTATGAAATCACATAGTTCGTCAGAGATTTTGTTAGGTTTAGCAAATCCCGATGGCGAGTTTTTAGCATTTTGGCGTTTTTTCTGTGCCTTCTCGATGATTTTTTGCTGTTTTTCGTAATCTTTGCTCAAAACTTTTAGGAGATTTTGAACTTCCTTGAAATTAGCAAATAGTGTATTCACTTTCTCGATAATTACAGAAACAGCATTATCTTTAACTTGCGATGCTTCAACGCCTACAACATCCCCTTCAGTTTTCGCACCAGGAACACTTAGTAGAGGCACTGGTGGAATAACTGGAACTACAGGAGTAGTCGCCGCAACCGCCAAAGGCAATTTAGCAGCCGCTTGTTTTTTGGGTGCTTGCTTTGCTTCAGGTGCGGGAGATGGAGGAGGTACTTGAGTCGCTTTCTTCGATGCCATTATATTCACTTTATGAATACATATATAATTATATGTTTATATCATTTTATAAGAGCATAATTATAATTTATTTACAATAAATAAACATATGAAAATAAAAAGGGTAGGGACATACTTAACAGGATTTAAATATTACAATTATAACAATAACGATGAGATAATAGATGATATTAAGATTGCTAATATAAAAAAATTAAAAATCCCACCTTGTTATAATAATGTTGTTATATTAAATAATAAAAAAATAGTAGCATATGGATATGATAGCAAGGGAAGAAAACAAGTTGTATATAATACCAAATATATTGAAAAGCAAAATGAAAAAAAATATGATAAAATAGAGCGATATGATACTTATTTTATCAAGATAAAAAAACACATATCAAAGGATTTAAAATCACATGATGAAAAAAATAAAATTATAGCAATAATTATAACACTAATATTAACATGTGGTTTTAGAATAGGTAATAAAATATATGAAAAACAAAATAAATCATATGGTATAACTACACTCAATTATTCGCATATTAAACTAATTCAGGACAATGGCAATAACAGTATATTATTTGATTTTATAGGTAAAAAAGGGGTACGGAATGAGGCAATATGTAAAAATAAATATATATGCGAATATTTATTTAAAAAACTAAAAGATATTAATCATAAAAATACAAATGATTATATATTTAAATATAATAATAGACGTATAAGTGCGGACGATGTAAATAGTTATTTAATGGATAAATTAAAGGTAAATATAACTACAAAGGATTTGCGTACATGGAATGCGAATTATCTATTTAATAAATATTTACTTAAATGTAAAAATGAAAAGAACCCTATTAAAAGGGCTATAGAACTAACTTCGCTAGAATTACATAATACTACAAATGTATGTAAAAAAAGTTATATTGATCCTAAAATAATTGATAAGGCTAGACAGTTAGTATAATTATAAAAATTGACTTTTTTATTATTATATAATAATAAGATAAATATTATAAACAATGGATATTGAAATTATTAATAAGAATATTGAAGATATGCTTGTAGACAGAGGCGATGATGTTTTATCTTTTAAAGAAATGCTGTTATCATTAAATAAAGAAGATTTTGAAACAGATAAAACTGTTATAAATGTTCAAACATTGAAAACTACTATTCTATACGCTCTTTCTAAAAATTTGAGAAAAATGATAATAAATGAGTTAAAAGAAAAATTAAAGGATGGTGACAATATTAATGAATTTACTAATAAATATGGTGGCAAAAATAATATCATTATAGTTTTCAATAATGAATCAATATCAACGGCAGTAAAATCTCAATTAAATAAATACGATAAAATATTTCAAAAAAATGGCGGACATCTTCAATATTTTAGTTCCCAACAATTAATGTTTAATCCAACAAAGCACGAATATGTTCCTAAACATACTAAACTAACTGACGAAGAAACAAAAGATTTTATGAAAGAGTATATGGCACGTAGTAAAATGCATATGCATGTTATATTACAGAATGACCCTATAGCCAAATGGATAGGGTTAAAACACGGAGATATCGTTAGAATTGATAGATATAATGAAAATAGCGGTGAATCATTTTCTTATAGATCTTGTATTTAAATAAATATATTATATCTATAAAATAATAGAGTATTATAAAAATAATTAATGACATATAACATTACAAGTAGCGATTTATCTAATTATTACGAATTAAGAAGTATGTTGACTGATTTAAATAGAAAGATATATGCGGGTGGCAACCCACCGCCGGCTTCAGGAACACATGTTTTTGATCAAAAATTTAACATATTATTTCCAAAATATGATAATATTGGAACACCATATACCACTAGTGATAAAATTCCAACAGTAGCAGGAAAAGGTGAAACGTCAACAACATTTGATGCCAAAATATATAGTTTAAAAAATTTATTGCTTAATTCGCTATATCCGCATTTAAATCAAACACTAAAGACCACTGCTGACCCAGCAAAAATTAGTAATGAACATATTACAACAGGAGCAACTACAAAAGATCATTTATGTTTTATTAAATTTGATTTTGCTGATGCTGCGGCTACGGCTATTGTTCCTGATATTCCTGTTATAAATAATATATTATATTCTATTTGTCTTATTGATATATTTATAAAAATTGTAGAAGCATTAAAAGATTGTTATAAAAATTACAGTAATCTCTTTGAATCTTTTACTGATACTACAAAAATATATATTGTTGAAAAAAAATTAAAATTATATCACGACAATTCTACGCCCAAAGGGTTATTTTTAGATGCTAATATAGTTTCGGGTAGTGATAAGCCACTTCCTGCTATATATTTATATATTGGTGATTTATCAAACATTTTTCATCCTGGGGATATTAAATCAGTCTTAAGTGCAAGTAGTGATTTCACTAGTGCAAGTACTAATGAATCTATAACTTCGCATATTTTTAAAGATACTAATCAATTAAATACCATTTCTACAACGACGGCATCTAACTATTTTTTTAATTGCCTACACTTGTATACTGATGAAGCTCAAGCAACATCATCAACAAACGCAAGTGCTGTGACCGCAATAAATAAAAATTATGAAAATAATATCTATTTAATAAGAATTTTTTTGGAAATGATTAAAAATATAAAAGGTGGGACAGAATTTAATACAACAATTAATTATTTATATATATATATATTATGTTTAAAATCAATCTTATTATCATCAATTAGAGCAGCAAATATATTTTATAATAATAAACACGGTTTAGATGCTATCGCAATATCTTACGATGATATTTTTTCAACTACTGTCTCCCTTAACGGAGAATTAAATTGTAGTAAATTAGATATTAAAGGATTCGTTAAAGAAAAATCTTCAATAACATTTAGCGATGCAGTAAGTTGTACAGCAACAACAAAAATAATCCCATATGATACTACAACGCCTAAAATGTATAACTATATATTATATAGAAAAAATTCGGGAACTTTAGATAATGATACTATATTTAAAGCAAACGATAAGCGTTTATATGATGAAATATCTAATATTAGTAAACCAAATATTGATGACTCGGCATCAAGTTTAGGTATTGAATATTATACACTATTTAAAAATGAGTTTGCTGTAAACGGAGATTATATAATAACAAGTTATGTTCCTTCAAATCCCGAAAATTCAATAGATAACGAAAGTTTTTTTAAGACTTCAACAGGTGTTAATTATGAAAGTATTAAAAATATGTTTATACTAAATAAAACAAATGAATTTAATAAAAAATATAGAATTAAGATAGAAAATGATAATCGCGGATATAAGGTAACAAATTTTAGTGTATATAACAGTGGTTCTAATAGTATTAAAAATGTAACTATAACTCTAGAGCAAAAAGATAGAACAGATCAAAATAGGATATTATATGATGATGTTGTTCTTGATAAAAAAAAGTTGGGTAGTGTTTTTATAGCAAAAATAACTAGCGAAGATATAAACAGTGAATATGAATCTATAATAACAAATACTAATAGTGCTGAACAAAATATTAGTTTGTACAAAACTAAAATAAAGAACAATACTACATTATATGAATTACATAAATCTAAAAATAATTTACTATTTAATCAAACAATGTCTTATGTAGTTATTATAGCGATAATAATATCTGTTTTAATAATTGTAAATATTGCAGGTGTTGAAAAATCTCTTATAAAATCAGTTACTTTAGTATGCTTTGGTGCTATAATATTATTGTTTATGAGTTATTATATAACAAATACATTATATATAGAAGAGGGATTTAGTAATAGCGATTATAAAGGTTATGAGTTATGTCCATCTTCTCGTTGCATAATTACTAGCGGGACCCAATCAGGTAATATATATAGAGAAAATAATGCCATGATTTTACAAGAGAAAAAGGATTATGTTAAAAATTATTTAAATGATAATGCCAAAAATTTAATTATATTAATTAATTTAATAAAACCAACGATTGTCAATGATTCTCTAAAAGATAATAGCACTAAATTAGTTACAATGTCTAATAATATATATAATGAAAAGAAATATGTAAAGGATGTTCTAAGTAATAAAAAATCTGATAGTGATATGAATCTTGACGTTCTTAGATATGAAAATAAAAATTATGATGTATATATAGTATGTATTTTATTCTTATCGCTAATATTAATTAGTGCTTATACTATAAATATATATACTGATAATAAATATTTAGATTTATTAATATTAATAATTACAATATTAATTGTATGTCTATTTACATATTTCATATTATATACTAACAGAATAGTTAGAACAGTATCTACAAACTATTATTGGGGTAAAGAGTATGATACTGAATACCCAATATAAAAATTAAATATTAAGATTTGTTAATATTATTTATTTTTTTATTATTTAATATTAAATATTATATACTAGAAGGCTAATAAATATAAACTGAGTATATAAAAAATACTTATGAATAATGTATATATATTATTAAATTAACAATATGAAAAAGGATTCAGGAGATAATCCACAAGAAACAGCAGATGCTAAAGATAAAGACGAAACCGAAGATACAGAAGATACTGAATATAAAGAAGACACGGAAGATACAGAAGATACTGAATATAAAGAAGACACGGAAGAAACAGAAGAAACTGAAGAAACAGAAGATATAGATGATGAAGAACTCGAAGAGTATGATGATACGACAGAATATATTATTAATAAGGATATTAAATATGAGTTAAAGAATGAAGAATATAATAATAATTTCAATAAATTTCAAGAAGAGAATAATAATCAAATGATATATCTTATTTTAAATGCGAATAATAATAAAAAGAGTGATTCTAAGAATAAATGTAATAATGGTTTGAATCTAACCAAACACCCTATTAATAAAAAAACTTATAAATTTTATAATAAATATAGTATAAATGAAAAGAAATATTTTGATATTTTGTCAGAAGAGGATAAGGCAAAACTTATAGAAAATGAGGATATTGTAGAAAACACAGATATAACATATGGTGTTCCAATGCGTTTTAAAATATTGAATTCTGATATAAATATTAGAACAAAAAAAAGCATAATATGGAAAATTGAAAGTTTAAATAAAATGAGTAGTAATTCTTCAGAATATTACAAGTTAAGTTCGTGGATATCATCTTTAAATAACATACCTTTTAATAAGTTTTATGAGATACCTATAAAGATTACAGATGGTAATGAAAAAATATGTAATTTTTTAAATAATATTAGAGTTCGCATGGACGAAACAATATTCGGTCACAAGGATGCCAAAGAACAAATTATTAGGGTATTAGCACAATTAATATCATTTCCTAGAGCAACTGGATATATTATAGGTATTCAAGGTAGTGCTGGTGTTGGAAAAACAAAACTTATTAAAGAAGGCATATGTAATGCTTTGAATTATCCAAATGCTTTTATATCTCTAAGTGGAACAGATGATTCGTCGTTTTTAAAAGGCCATTCTTATACTTACGAAGGTTCTTTGTATGGTAAAATATGTGAATCTCTTATGAAAACAGGGATAATGAACCCTCTATTTTTATTTGATGAATTAGACAAGGTATCAAATACTTATAAAGGACAAGAAATAATCAATACTCTAATACATATAACAGACCCTGTTCAAAATGATAAATTTAATGACAGATATTTTGAAGAAATAGATATAGACATATCGCGTTCAATGATTATATTTACATACAATGATGATTCTCTAATAAATCCAATTTTAAAAGATAGGATGATTGTTATAAATGTGAATGGATATGATAATGAAGAAAAACTTATATTAGCAGCCGATTATATTGTTCCCGAGATATTGAAACAGTATAATTTGAATAAAGGAGATATAATATTTAGCACTGAATTATTAAGACATATTATTAATAATATTGAGAAGGAGGATGGCGTTCGAAATTTAAAGAGGGCTATAAATAACATAGTATCATGGATTAATATGATGAGATATGTACCTATAGATTTAATTAAAATAAGTATCCCATATACAGTATCTATATTGTTTTACGATACTTATTGTAAAAAAAATAATAATACGATATCTATAGCAAAATATAATTCTATATATTTATAATTTAATATTTTGATATTTTTTATACTCATATTTAATAGTATTAGATTGAATAATTTTAGATATGAGTAAAGGCAATAATTTTATATTTTTTGGTTGTTGGAATAATATAAATTGTAAGAAGGATTTTATATATCGTGACATAGTATTAAATAGCATTAAAACGTTTGAAAATGAAATAGAAGATATGTTTATAGCAGGCGATAATTGGTATAGTACTTTAATAAATAAAACAATAAAACAATCACAAGATCCTAAAGAAGAACATGATGCAATTCAAGAAGTAAAAGATACACAAGTAGCAGCCACAGATTTATTAGAAGATAAGAAATTAAAAAAACCAAAAGATTCAGGATTCAAATATTATTTAATAGATACTTTAGTTTCAGGTTATCATATACTTTATAGTATGAATAAGAATATTTATATTTGCGTAGGTAATCATGACGAATCAAGTATATATAATGATGAAAAAAAAGATTGTATGATTAAAACACAAAAATATTATATTAATAAAATTAAAAAAGAGGTTGACAATGCCAATGAAAGTATAGACGCTTTATTATTAGAAGATAATATACCAAATCTTAATGATATAGTAAAGGATACATCATTGGAAGAGTTTTTAAGCATAGAAAATAAAAATACTAAAATGAAATTATATTCTAATGAAATAATTGGCATAGAAGAAAAGGGTAATTATATAGTATTTATTATAAATACAAATATTTTATCAGATTCTTATTTAGATAGATTAAGACTTGAATTATCTAGATACAAAGAAGAAAAATCACATAATTTGAAAAAAATATTTGTTATGGGTCATATACCTTTATTTTTTGATAAACATAAAGACGACAAAGAACCTGAAGATCCTAAAGACCCTAATGACCCTAAAGATCCTAATGACCCTAAAGACCCTAAAGAAGAGAAAGAGAAGAAAGAACCTAAAGAAGAGAAAGATGCAGGTTCTGATTCTAAAAAGAGTAAAAAGAGGGATAAGACAGATATTAAAAAGGGTAAGTTTAACAATTCATATGATATGATAGATAAAATATATATGATATTGACTGAGTATAATTGTACATATATATGTGCTGATTGTCATAATTTTAATATAATGAAGATTGAACGAGAGGGAAGGTATTTAATACAAATTACAAGCGGAACAGGAGGTGCTGATCCTGATGAAATAATAGATATATATGAAACTCCCAAAACATCTACGTTTATAAGTGATAAATATAAATCACCATCAGCGAGTTCTCAAAAATCTTCTGAAAAAATCAAAATAACTTATAATATATCTTATTATTCTATAAATTCATATGGATATAGCAAAATATCAGTAGTTGATAATAATATAATACTATCGTATAATAAATTAATAGATATTGATAGTAAAACTTATGTAGATGATAAATATAGATATGTTATTAGCAATAATAATATAATATATCTAGGGAAAGAGATATATAAGGATAAGGAAAAAATAAATGATATTTTAGAAACTGCTTCAGCGAAGAAAAAAATATATTGCGACCGTTTAGAAGAAAATAAAACGAGAAATAAAGATGAACCAGATATAGATAATATCATTAAATCGCAAGATAAGAAAAGAGTATGTTATAAG